TGGCGCTGAAGCTCTGCGCGTGGCGGACGGCGATATCGACATCTTGCAGGGCAACGACGCGGACGGTGCCGCTGGTGCTGCCGGTGCTGGTATCAACATTGATATCCAACCCGCCCCACATGCCGATGATCAGGTCGGCCCAGTTGCCGAAGATCAACGCGGAGCAGACGCCGGTGCTGGTGCCCTTGTCGAGGTTGTTCGGCACCTGGTTGGTTTCGTATACCGGGAAACCAGCCAGGCGCGCGGCCTCTTCACCCAGGATGAACTGGGCGGTGCTGGACGCCTTTTCGACCGTCTGCAATTTGCCGACCGTGTCGCTGTTGAGCAGCCAACCAAGGCTGCCCATCATGGCGTTGTCCTTGGCGACCTCTTTTTTGATGTTGACGATGTGCGACCAGGTCGGCGCCAGGCCGTTGGTGCCACCGGCGACATCACCGATGCCCGAGGTGTTGAGGATGCCGGTTGGCTGGTTGGATGCGCCGCTGCCGTTGATGGCGGCCAGGTCGATGGCCAGGGCCAGGCGCAGGGCCAGCTCGTTGCGCACGAACGCCTCGATGTCGATCGACGATTGCAGCAGCAGTTTGCGGCTGATATCGCTGAACGCACCGACCGTTTTGGGCGACAGCGTGACCTGGTCGAACGCGGCCTGGCTTTCGGTCGGGCTGCCGGATTCAGCGACCCAGTAGGCGGTCGCGCCACTGGTTTGACGCGGAATGGCGACGTTACCGACGAGGCCGGTCAGCATGGTGGCGCCGGCCTGGCGGACCTTCATGGCGTTTTCGAGTGAGTCGATGAACGAGTCGGCCAGCAGTTCGGTGGCGACGGTGTGGCCGCCGGCGGTGGCGGTGCCGACGGTCATGTCACGCTTGGCGCGCAGCACGTCAGACGGGATCATGACGCCCTCGGGTTCTTTGCCGGCACGCTCGGCGGCGGCGCCAGATACCTCGAACTCATACGCGGCGGCCTGCTGGGCGCTGCGGCTGGTCGGGTTGGCCAGGGCGTTGATGAGGCGAATGAACGAGTATTGGCGGATCTCGTGGTCGCTCATGCCGATGTCGGCGTCGCCCGGCGTGAATTTTCCGCCTGAGTTTTTGCGGACCTCGGCCAAAAGCGCAGAATTGAACTGATCCACGGTTTTGCCGTCGTTGATGTAGCGACGGCCGAGATCATCCATGCCGAATTCGCGCGCCATTTTTTCGATGGCGTCGATTCTGGCAAGCTCTGCCTTTCGAACATTTTCAATTTCAGCTTTAACGTCGACCATCGGCGCGGGCTGCTCGCGTACTGACTTTTCAGCGTCAGCCGGCTGTTGCTTGTCTTGTGACATGGCGGTTTTCTCCGATTTTTGAGAATTTTCAATTAATCCAGAACGACCGACCCCGACGGAATTATCCGCTGGGATTGATACCAGGCTGACCTCGTATGGGCACCATGACGTGGCGCGCCAGGCCGGGTTTTGACTGGTGCTGGAATCGTCTTCGACCAGTTGATTTATGACGTAACCTATGGATATTTTTGATCGAATACCATCTTTTACGTCCTGGTAGATCTCTTCGGCGCGCGCGCTTCTCCCGAATCGCACGACAGCCCGCGCCACGCGGTCTGCCCCGATATCCACCTTTTCAACCACGCCCACCTGGTCTTCATGGTTATGGCCTATTAGCAACGGCGCGCGGTCGTTCAACCTGCCAAGGTCTATCGATCGCGCATCGTGGTCTAAAATTTCGAGGCCAAACTCCCGCATAACGGGCGCCTCGCTAGAAATTGCGACGTTAACGCTTCGCGTTTCGTCGTCAACTGGATCCGTTTTTTCAATAACGGCCTGGCGACGGAATTGCGCGCCTTTAATCTTGTCCGGGTTCATCTGCATTTTCTCCGGTTAGGTTTGATTTATTAGCGGTGGTCAGGGTCAACCCGTATTCCGCCGCCATGTTTTGTTCGCGCTGCAATTGCTCGAATATGTCGCGCAGGTCGCGACCTTTTGCCGCTGCAACTTCTGCCCTCGTTGTAACACCCATGGCGATAGAGTCGGCATTGGCTTTGGCATCTTTTAGCGGGTCGACCCAGTCCCAGCCGCGCGGCTGCCATGTAACCCGGTGATATTTTTCGAGTTTGTTTTGCGGCAACCTTACTTTCTTGTGCGCAATCGCCAAGTTTATCCATCGCCGGTAGACTCTGGCACAAAATTGCTCAATCACCCATTGCTGCAACTGCCGCCACTGTTCGCGTTCTTCAAGCACGCCGGACCGGATGCTGGAAAAATTGACGCCTTCCAGGTCATTGGCCAGCGTGTTGTATGCGACATTCAGGCCAGACGCGGCACCACGCAAAACGGCCTTGGTGAAATCGGCGAATGCGGCGGTCGGGTGTTGCGGGTCGAACGCTGTAAAACCAACGCCTTCCGGCAGTTCATGAAAAACACCCGGCTCGGCTTCTTCGATGAGTTCACGGTCGTCGTACTCGTCACCGGTGGCGGCCATATCGTCGACGGTGGCGTGCGTTGCGCCGTCGGCGCTGGTGTAAAAACCCATTTTCGACGCGCCGATGCGCGCGGCGACCAGTTCGGCCTCTTCGTATCCGCCCAGCATGTTTAAACGCCGGATGGCGGTGTGTAACCATGGCACGCCGCGATTCTGGCCTGGGCGATCCATCACAAACGCATGGATTATTTCGTTTGCAGGGATGCGCTGATAATGCTTACCACCCCACAAATATGCATTCTCACCTGGATGACGGGTGAATAAATGATAGGCCACAGGGGCGTCGAGTGCGTCGACCTCAACACCCATAACGATCCGGTTACCATTGCTTAGTATTTTGTTGTAATTCTCATCGAGATGATCAACCTCGATTAACTGCAATTGCACGCCATATCGGCTGTTTGGTCGGTCAATGAACCTGACCAAAATCTCACCGTCGCGGGCGACCGTTGTTATGAATACCCGCAACACGTCGCGGAATGATAAACGGCCAGTGACTGTGCAATTTTCCGGCAGACAGAAATCATGCCAATAATCCTCGAGAATTTGATTGTCGTGGTTGTCTTGCTCGCCATGTTCATTCAGAACAGCGGCCTGCAGTTTTATCCCACGCGCGCCGACAACATTTGAGCCTACCATGTGCAAAAACTTCTTGGCGTAGTCGTTATCCATGCACAACTGGCGCGAGCGCTGGCGCAGTTTGCGCAGGTCGCGGCGCAGGGCCTCGTCGGGCGACAGTCTCGATCCGGTAAATGAGGCGGTCAGGCGGTCTTGCTGGGCACCGGCAAACGCGCGGTGCCGAATGCGCGCGGGTGCGGTGCGCCGCGCGGGCGCGTGGTGCCATTTGCCGTTTATGATTTCGTAGGTTGGCATGTTAGAACCTGACCCCTATTTTCGATCCACCGGCGCCTTTGCGCGCGGCGGCTTTGCGGTTTTCTTTGACGAGTTCGCGCTGCCAGTAGGTGCGGTGATCGAGCAGCTTGGCCGGGTCTCGGGTGGCGCTGGCATCGATGCCGAGGTCGTAGGCGAGTACGTCGAGTTGTTCGTTTGTAGCGCGGTTGAGTAGCGCGGTCTCGATAAGCGAGAGCATTTTTCGGGCGAAGGTGCGCGGGTCGTCGGCGCTGCTGGCGCGGTCCGGTCGCACGGTCCATATGCCGGTATCAATCGTGATTCTGGCGCTGTCGCTGTTGCGGGTAATGTAGGCCGTCCAGTGGTAGTTGGCGGCGGTGTATTCGAGCGTGGTGGCGCTGGCCAGTTCGACCAGGTAGTCGTTGCCATCGGCGGCGGCGGTGATGCTGATCTTGCGCGCGGGCGTGCCCTCGCTGCGGGCGGCGTAGCTGAGCGTGTAACTGGCCGGCGGGTAATCAGTGCCGAGATCCGTCCGTTTCCACGCGATATAGTCGCCGGCGATGATTTCGACCGGCTCTGTGGTGGCGGCGTTTGTTGTATCAAACAGGTTGCTCATTGGTGCAGGTTAGCCGTTGGGCTGTCTCATTTCCGCCGCGTTTTGGACAATTTACGCGGTGACGATGAATTGTTGCGGGTCGGTGGTGGTATAGACCTGGCTGGCGCTGTAGGTGACGCGGCCGCGATAGGTCCAGGTGCCGATCTCGTCAATGTCGCCGCTGACGGTGGTATAGCGCATTTGGCCGTCGGCGCCGGTGTTGATGAGCGTGGCGGTTTTGGTTTTGACGGCTCCACTGGGAGCGGTCAGCAGGATCTGCAACGCGGCGGCGGCGCTGATGTCGACCACGCTGGCGCCCTCCTTGACGGTGATTTGTAAATCGGTGCCGATGTCGTTGATGGTGATGGTATCGGTCATGATAGATAACCTGTTTGGGTGATGGTCTGGTTGACGTGCTGCGTGGTGGCCAGGGTCTGGTTGATGTGCTGCGTGGTGGCGATGATCTGGATGGCCTCAACCACGGCGGTGACGGTGCCGGTGGCGGTGATGGCCTGCAACTGCGGCGTGCCGGTGATGGTGACGGTGCCGAATACATCAATGGCGCCGGTGGCGGTCAGCGATTGCAGCGATGGCGTGCCGGTGATCTGGTCGCTGATCGTGATCGTGCCATTCGCCAGCAGGTTTTGCAGTTGCGGGCTGCCGCTGATGCGGTCGGTGATTTCGACGGCGCCGGTGGATTGCAGGGCCTGCAATTGTGGCGTGCCGGTTATGGTGGCAGCGTCACCGACCTGGATGGCGCCGCTGGCGGTTAGCGTTTGGAGTTGTGGCGCGCCGGTGATGCGGTCGCTGATCGTGATCGTGCCATTCGCCAGCAGGTTTTGCAGTTGCGGGCTGGCGGTGATGGTGTCGGTGATTTCGACCGCGCCGCTGGCGGTGATGGCCTGCAATTGGGCCGCGCCGGTGATGGTGGCAGTGTCGCCGATCTGGATGGCGCCGCTGGCGGTTAGCGTTTGGAGTTGGGGCGTGCCGGTGATCTGGTCGCTGATCGTGATCGTGCCATTCGCCAGCAAGTTTTGCAGTTGCGGATTTCCGCTGATGCGGTCGGTGATTTCAACCGCGCCGGTGGATTGCAGGGCCTGCAATTGTGGCGTGCCGGTGATGGTGGCAGGGCTGCCAACAGTAACTGAGCCGGCGGCGGTTAATGACTGTAGTTGAGGCGTGCCGGTTATCTGGTCGCGGATGCCGATGGCGCCGCTGGCGGTCAGGGTTTGGAGTTGGGGGTTGCCGGTTACGCTAACCGCCCCGCCTGCGCCTGTGCTGTAATGTATTCGACTCGGGCGCATTTTAGGCGGGGATCAAAAATTGGTAGGGGTCGCTGGTTAATGAGAGGATTTCATCACTCTGTAAAAATCGGCTGTAAAATAGCACCAATTTTTTCCCTCCGGGCGTATCATTGCCCGACGCACTGTCAGCAAAAAAATTTATTTCATCCCCCCAGCCCGCATCAATAAATGGAGCGGAAGAACCGTCGGCAAGCACTCCATCTAGCCATATTTGCCTCGTCGGTTTCGCCGAGTCCCACGTCAGCACGATAAATCGTGGCGGTGCGGTCAGCTCGCTGGAGCCAAATATATTACCCACTGGATTTAGTGCGTTAGCCCCTGATGTATATAAAACAGCAGTGTCATTATTCAGCCGAAAACCAATGGAGTTATCCGCAGAATTGCGGTATATAATTGTATTGTTGTAACCAGCACCTCCGCCCTGAACTAGGCGGCAAAAACCAACGCCGTGCAGGCCGGAAGTTAATATTACAATAGCTCCACTGCCATTATTTAAACGCGGTTTAGATCGCAGGTGGCTATCTGCCCCCCAATCATACAACTGCGTGGCCCCATCTTTTACGTTAAAAATAGGCGAGCCGTTAACTTTAACCCGCTCACCGTTGACGATATTTATGTCATGACGATTTAACGGCAAACAAATTTCAACTCCACGCGCCAGCGGGTGTGACCAATCGACAACAATCGGCCCAATCGGCTTTTTCCCCGGCAAAAATAGCCCGGGGTTTTCCATGCGCGGATCGGGGAGCGGATAGTTAGCCATTTTGGCACCTTTTAATCTGTCTAGCCGTGACTCGGAAGCAGCGCCCGAACTCTAACGCTCTAGCGATTATTCCGAGCCGGCCCCGTTTATACACTGGGCGAGAATCGGCGTCCTCACGGGCAAGGCGAATCGCTATCTGAATCTGTCGCGTGGTGGCTGGCATTATGCCGGTGCGTCCCAGTCCCACATCTGGATCGCGACATCGACATTGATGCTGTCGCTGCTGCTGTCGATGTAAAACAGCGCGTTTTTATCGACATTGAGCGCCTGCATCTCGTAAAAAAACGAGTTCGTGCCGTCGGTGGGTATCACTGCCACGAGCGTTTCGCGAAATGTGCTGTCCGGCGCGGGCGCCTGCGTCGTGCCATCGGTACAGCGTGCAAAAATC